ATACTGTTCGGGCTTTAGGCCCAGCCGCTTGGCGAGAGCGGCCTGTGTCGAGGTCAGTTTCACACGGCGTGGTGAAGGCGCGGAACGTCCCGCAGAGGCCACCACGTTAGCCGATCTCCGCTGTGCGGGAGCGACCTCGGCCTCCCGCCCGTTGGAAAATACATCAGCAAACCGTTTCCGGACTGCTGCGTCGATGCCAGTATAATACGTTTCGCTGTTGGTATCAACACCGTCGCGCACAAGCCGTTCGTGGACGCCAAGAGCGAACCCGGTCATCTCACTGTTGTCGCCATACCAGCTGTTATCTTCGAGCCACGCCTTCTGGCGCGCATCCAACTTCACTTCTGGCTGTTTGGCCTGTTGCGGGGCAGGCTGCGGGGCAGGCTGCGGCGCTGGTTCTGCCGCGCGCGGGGCGGGGCGATAGTTCTGCAGCTGGGTCAACCTACCCTGCAGGTCGATAAGCCTCGACTGGGCGTCGACCAACTTGTCGGAGTCACCCACCTCGTAAGCCGCTTTATATGCCGCCTTGGCGTTGGCCAGCTCCATCTCGATCCGGCCTTTGGCCTGATCTACCACGGCCGACTGGCCGTGCAGTAGCTGGTCCTGCAGCTTCGTGTTTTGGTCGTGCACAGCTTTGGCGTACTTCACTGCCTCTTCGCGTTCGCGGGACGCCGCTTCGCGTTGCCGGGCAGCCTCTTTCGCCTCGAACGTGAGCTTCTTGATGCGCTTCTGCACCGACTCACTGTAGCTTTCGAGGTCTCCCTCGTCGGGGATGTCCTCTTCTTTAGTAGGTTCCGCGCGCCGTGGTTTCTCGTCTTCCGAAACGTCGTCGACGATTTCGATCTCGATCTCGGCGTCTTCGTCGAAGAGATCATCGGCCTCTTGGGTCGCTTTCGTATTCATTCTGGAGCCCTCTTTGTTGCGGCCTTGACCGCGTGCATGGCCGCAATCTCGATGTCCGTTTGTGCCAGCGCCCGGAGCCGGGCCACTTCGTTGCTGTGCATCGCGCTATCGGGGCAATGCACGTCTGGAACAGGGATAGTCTCGATCAAGTCAATTAGGTCTGCGGCCTTGCGCTTGATCTCATCAACGATGCTGGTGCCTGACGGGTTAAAGCTGGCACCTACGCGATATTCACCTTTTGTCATCTTCAAACCCTCGCAAATCCGCGGGGGTCATCTACCACCGCTTCGACTGTATCATCATTGATGAGGCGGAACTCTTTTCCGCTAATCGCGAACCGAGTGCCCGAGTACGAGCGGAAGATTACGAAATCTCCCTCTTTACACCACGGCCCGCTCGAAAATTTGTTGGCATCCGAATACGCATCCGCGCCTACGGCGATAACCATCCCGATGATCGATGCTGTCTGCTCTGCATTCTTCAGGCTATCTGGGCGGTACACGCCCCCCGTGGTCTTCTCTTGCACGTCCAGCGTCGCAATGAGCAGGTGGTATCCTACCGGGTTTGGGAGTTTGAGACGCGTCGCCTCGTCTAGTGGTGTTGGTTCGTACATCATCTACCTCGTGCAGCGGTTTCGGCCCGCTGTAACCGTCGCCGGACTATCCGGCTTGCACCACACTAGGTGGTGTTTACTTAGTCCTCAATATACCGCTGCTCGATTTCTGTAATATCGGCAAGCATTATCTCGATCGCTTCTACCTTTGCGGTAGCCTTTGCGTACTGGACGTAATCCTTGGCGCCCCCTGCCAGCAGGTACTCGGTTACCTGCACCTTGTACTCGTTCATGCGGCGCCGGAGGGCCTCTAGCTCGTTCATTGTCCACCTCCCTGTGGTTTTGTTGCGTCTCTGATAATCGCTTCTGCGGCTTTAAGGCCCAGCTCGGCGCCTTTCTGCTTCTCCGCGCTGGACTCCTTGCGGATATCCGTTGCCAGTTTGGCCCCAATGTTGGCCCCGGCCCGGCGATCTTCGGATTTGATCCGGTCCGCCTGAACGCTCACGTTGGCCATCCGGACTTGTGCGTCCAGCTTCAGCTTTTCGATGTCCATAAGCGCGTCGTGCGCGGCCTGCGCCTCTTTCAATGCCACCTCACGTTGCTTGATCTCCAGCTCGGCCCTTTGGATTTGTGTCAGCGGGTCTTCCGCCGCTTCTTGCGCCGCTTGCGCTGCTGCTGCTACTTGGTTCTTCTGCAACAACTTACCGGCCGCGGCCGCAGTGAGGCGAGATATCTCGCGCTCCACGTCTTCTGGCAGCGTAGCTTCCGGATCGGGCATCTCTACGCCTAGCTGTGTTTGGATTTCTACCCGGTACTGCATCGCCACGTGCTCGGTGATGTGCGCCGCCAATGCGCTCTGGATAGCCCCCGCAAACGGCGACTGCCCGACAAGCTGCATGATCTTGGGGTCTTGGGCCGCGGCCAAATGTACCGCGATGTGCGCCTCATGATCTTGATAAGCGAACGCCTTTACCGGCTCTTGCTTCAGGATCGCCATATTCTCGGTGACTGGGTCCTTCGGCTTGATGTCTTCCGGCAGCTTGATGATGTCATCCGCGTCTTGGATACCCAAGACCTCGAGCATCTGGCGGTGTAGTTTGCCGAGGTCGTATAGCTGGGGCGCCTGTTGCGCCAGCTGCAACGCTGCTTGGTATTGTACAACCCGCTGTGCCATTGTGGCTGCATTGGGGTCGGAGACCGGTACGACGTCAACACTGCGGTTAAAGTCGTCTACTCGGCTGAAATCGCCCTCGATCTGGTAGTCGTACTGCGCGGGCATATAGTCGTGGATCACGGCCGCAATCAACCGCAGTTCGCGCTTCAGTGACGCGTGCAGGCGCGCTTGTACGCCGGTCATCACTTTCATGGACCGCTCGAGCAGGGCCAGTGTTGTGCCTACTGGCGCCTCGGGGTTCATGTTGCCCACTTGCACGTCGGCCACGGAGCCGATGCGACGGCCTTCCTCGACCACGTTGCCCAGCAGTTGATACAAGACTGCGGATGGCTCTTTGTATGGGAGCGGGAACAGCGACTCACGCAGGGTGCCCCCACCCACGTCTACGTCGCGCCACTCGCCGGGCTGCAACGGAGTTCCGTCCCCCTTGATCCGCATGCCGCGTGCCTTCAGACCGGCGGGCAGGTTCGACAGCGTACCGGCATCGATGAGCTGGCGCATGATGGATGTGGCCGACTTTGCAAGTCCGCCGATCATGTGAATAAGGCCGGTGCCGTAGAACCCCATTCCGGGCAGGTACCGATAGTGCACAAAGTGCATGCGCTTCATTTTGCGTCTGTCGTCGTCATACCAATTCCGCCGGATTGCCAGAATCTCGCGTGAGGACTTATCGATCGTGACCACGTATGGCCGTGGGATGCCGTCCGGGTCGTCGTATTCTTCCGGCATGTTCATCGTGACGTGCATTTCCAGCACTGTGTGTCGGTCATCGTCGTCGAGCACGGCCTCTTCGCCGTTCATCTCGTCGTATTTCTCTTGGATGTCTGACATGTCGGCTGTGGGCTCGGGTAGCTCCACGTCGCGGTAGAACCCCCCAACCTGCAGTTTCATGATCTCGATCGGTGTTTTCTTCATCACGTGCGTATAGCGCTCGCAGGTCTGCAGGTCCGAGGCCCCGTATGACACGACGAAGTCTTCCGCGGGTACGAATGCTGACACCGCGCGCTCGAGCAGCGGGTCGTAATAGACCTTTTTGAACGAAGACCCGGCCAGCGGTAGGCGGAACAACATCTGCTCCATCTCTTCGCGGTACTCAGGCATGTGCTCGGTCAGCTGGTAGTTCAGCTCTTGCTGTACCCGTTGCGCCTGATCTGTCTTTTCTGGTGTCATCTGGCCGACGATCTTTGTGCGTACCGGGCCCGAGGCGGGGAACAACTCCCCCATGGCCTGCGCTTGAAACCGCACCACGGCCTCGGTCAACATGGGGTGAAACACCCCGGACGCGCCTTCCCATGGCTGGCTGCGCTCCTCGATCTTCATGCCCAGCAGGTCAAGCCCTTTGACGTATGCCTTGGCCCAGTCGGACCGCGACATCCTGTCGGACTCGAAGGACGCCACGAGCTCGCTGGCCATGCTGCCCAGAACATCTTCGTCGATGAAGTCGGCGAGGTTCGCGTCATGGTCTACGTCTTCTATAAGCTCGCCATCGATGTCGACCTCAAGCTCTACGATAATACTACCATCGTCCTCGGCTTCTCCCGGGGGCATCTCGATCTCGACCTCCAGCGCGTCAGGGTCCTCTGCACCGAACGCGTCGGACATATATGCTTCGGTGAAGGGCTCAAGGGGTTTCTCGATGGCCATGGGGTGCTCCTAGCGAGGGTTTGGCTAATAGTAGTCTATTTTGCCTCTGTATGGCAACTCGTCGTCTTCTTCGTCGGTCGGTAGGCGCAAGAACCCACCTTGGCGGAACCTCAGCAGGGCCATTATGCACGTGTCGACGTGGTCGTCGTTGGCCATGAACGGGAACCCCGCGATCTCTTCCACGACCTCCTCGGCCCAGCGCCGTGCCGGGACCCAACACATCCCCGAAGATATGATGTCGGCCACTGAGTTCAGGCGGGCCATCTTGTCACCCGTGCCGCGGTGCGGCGTATACTCCTGCACGGGGATACCCGCACGGCGCATTTCTTGGTAGAGGGCGGTACCGGCAGACTTCTTCTCGACGATGAACGCGTCCGGGTTCCACTCCGTGTACTCCTCCATCGCCATGCGCTTCAGCTCGGGGAACTCGAGGCGTTGCTTTATGGCGTTCAGGAGGA